TTTGAGATGATGATTAAAAATGGCGCATTTACGAATAAGTATGCAGTACCCGATTCAGATGTAACAATTAAACCAAAGAAGAAAGGAAGTAAAAATGACTGATACAGTCGACAACCAAGCAACTCCAGTAGATCCATTAGCAGACAAGATTATGACATTGAAGTTTTCAGTAGGTGATATCAATGGCATTTTGAATGCACTAAACCAACCATTCCAAACCCCCACTGTTTTGTTGGCAAACATTATTGCCGCAATTCAATCACAATGCGGGCCACAGATTGATGCGTTAAACGCTAATGCTGCAACGGAGACTCCAGCTAATGAACCTCAAGCAACTGCTTAAACGCGCCGGTGTCAGCAATGACATCATTGCGGAGGTAGAGCGTAAAGCTAAACGCACAACGGCAGAGCAGGAAATTGAGCATCAAGAAAAGGCCGCAGCAATGGCCAAGATGATGCTCAATGACGTTTTGCCTCATCTGCGCAAGGCTATGGATACCCCGGTGCCATCAAAGCCCAAAAGAACAATCATTATTCCGGATTAGGGCGCTTTCGGTAGGCATTTTGCATTAATATAGATAGGACTCGCTGTGAAGCGCTCCTCGCGGGTGACTTAAAACGCCACCCCGCATTTGTCCGGGGACGCTCGGACGCCACAAGTACGGGGAGGTGACTTGACCCCTGGCAGATCGGAAAGACGATCACTTACACATCATACACACAGGAGAATTATATGAATCCATTTGAATTACGTTTTTCCATTTTCAACACCGCTAAGGATCTTTTAGTTAAACAGCATGAGGCCAACCTGGCTGCATGGGACTTGCTTAACAAGACATCAAAAGAAGTATCCGAATTAGCGCCTAAGTTTCCTACCATGGAAGAAATCATTGACAAGGCCGTTGAAATTAACAAGTTTGTCAGCGATACCAGCCATAATGAAGTCGTTAAAGTAGCAAAACGATTGACTGGCACCACGGTAATATTCTAAGCGTTACCAGCCCCTTTAGTTAAATGGTATAACGCTAGATTTGTAATCTTGAATTGTTAGTTCGATTCTATCAAGGGGCACCAACTCAATAAGGAATATTATGGCAACCAAACCCGGCCTATATGCAAACATCCACGCTAAACAAGAGCGCATCAAAAATGGCTCAGGCGAACGCATGCGTAAACCTGGCACAGCCGGTGCCCCAACCAAACAAGCATTTGTTGAGTCTGCTAAAACTGCCAAGAAGGCAACCGGCGGCTCAGTAAAACACGACAAGCCAATCGCCCACAAAACCACTGGCTCAGGAAAGACATACAACCCTACCGAAAAGGGTGCAGGTATGACAGCCAAGGGTCGTGCAGAATACAACCGCAAGAATAATAGCAACCTAAAAGCACCAGCACCCCACCCAAAGACAGAATCAGACAAGGGCCGTAAGGCATCGTTCTGCGCTCGCATGGAAGGTGTTGTAAAGAAAGCAAAAGGGCCAGCCACAAGAGCTAAGGCATCATTAAAAAACTGGAACTGCTAATGGCAACCAAAAAATCACCAGCAAATAAAAAGACATTTACCAAAGAGATGGCCGAGATTATTTTAGATCTTGGTAAGCAAGGTGCGTCTCAAAAAGCTATGTATGCCGCTGTTGGTATCAGTAAAGCTACGGCCGCTAAATGGAAACAAGATGATCCAGTTTTTGCGGAAACCATGGACCTTGCCACAACATATGGCCAGGCTTACTGGGAAAATATGATGCTGGCAAATATTGATAACCGCGGATTTAATTCACGTGTCGCTGAGATCGCATTACGGGGCCAGTACCCCGAGGATTACAAAGACAATCGTGAAGTCAAAGCAACAGTAAAACAAGAAGTCACTATCGATTTCAACAAAGAAATTCAAGAGTTAATCAACTCACTAAAAGAGTAGTACCATCAACGGACGAATCGGGTAGCTCCCCTGCCAGTTCCCTAACTGGCTAGTCCACCAATTTACTTGAGGGAAGTATCAATGAAGACGTGCTTTAGGTGCAAGACACAAAAATCATTCTTAGAGTTTTATCCCGATAAAACACGCAAAGGTGGATTTTCAACATATTGCAAAGCCTGTCAGGCAAAGTATCACAAAGAAAATCGGATTGAAAAATTAAATAAGGCACGTACTAGAAATTATGGTATAACCTTAGAAGAATTTAATAAAAAGATAATTCAACAAAATAATGCCTGCGATATCTGCAAGCTGCCTTTTGTACCCCATAAAAATCCTTGTGTGGACCATAACCACACCACTGGCAAGGTGCGTTCCTTGTTATGCACACACTGTAACGCGGGAATAGGGCACTTTAAAGAATCCATACAAATTATGCAATCCGCCCAAGAATATTTAAAAAAATATTCGCAGTAAATTCTTCGGATTTTGCATTAATATAAATATGACAATTGAATAAGAGAATAAGATGACTGCACATGCACTCCTAAGCGCATCAGGATCCAAACGATGGCTATCCTGCACCCCCAGCGCTAGATTAGAGGCAACTCTCCCAGACCAAAAACGCCCCCCTGGTTCTTTCGATTTTAGTCAAGAAGGAACAATGGCCCACTCATTAGCAGAAGCTAAATTACGTCATTACTATGGACAAATAGGAATTGAAGAATATGAAAAAGAATACGAGATCATTAAAGCAACCCCCTACTACAATGACGATTTTGAAGCTAACGTGGACAATTATGTATTGTACGTTCGTTCTCAAATTGGTGAGGGGGACACGCCTCTTTTTGAACAGCGTGTCGACTTTAGTGACTGGGTTCCTGACGGCTTTGGTACGGCCGATGTGGTTATTCTTTCTAAACACACCATTCGAGTCATCGACCTTAAATTCGGCAAGGGCGTGGCCGTTTCCGCAATCGACAACACCCAGCTCAGACTCTACGCGCTCGGTGCATGGAGTAAATTCAAAGAAGAGTGGCCTGACATCAAAGAAGTCAGTTACACCATCCACCAGCCAAGACTCGACTCTATTAGCAGCGATGGGACGTCCATCACCAAGCTCGTCGACTGGGCAAACTATTTCGTCAAACCAAAAGCCAAGAAAGCGTGGAGCGGCGCAGGTGAGTTCCTCCCCGGCGAATGGTGCCAGTTCTGCAAAGCCAAAGCGCAATGCCGCGCCCGCAGCGACTACAACACAGAGCTCGCCCGTCAAGAGTTCAAAGACCCCCCGCTCCTCAGTGAAGACGAAATCAGCGAAGTCCTCCACAAAGCCCAAACCCTAAGGACCTGGGTCAATGATGTAGAAGAGTTTGCACTCAACCGAGCAGTAGAAGAAAATGTGGTGCCACCCGGATACAAACTCTCTACCTCAGTAACCCACCGTAAGATCGCAGATCAGGCCCTGGCGGCCACCGTTTTGGTAGAGAAGGGTATGGCCCCAGAAATTATTTGGGAGCCTCCAAAGCTCAAATCACTAGCCCAATTAGAAAAGCTAGGACCTAAAGGGCAAATTACAGCATGGCTGGGAGAATTAGTACAGCGCCCTGAAGGACAACCCAAATTGGTCCGCGATAAAGAGAGTGCTAAGGAGGATTTTTCATGAGCACCTGGTTAATTGCAGGAATGGGTATAGTTTATTTTATTGTGGCATTAGATCAATTTAGAAAGGGCGGTATTGGTACTGGTATCATGTTCCTAGGATACGCCATGGGTAACGTGGGCCTTGTAATGGTGGCAAAATAACAATAAGAAAGGCACCTATGCAGGTAGATTGTTTTGGTTCAAATTTTGAAGTGCCTGATTTACTGATTGATATGTTTACAAAAGACTTTGATGGGATAGCAGGCAAATGCTTGTTTGAACAAAAAGGTCAACTTCGTGACTCAATCAACGAGATTGTTGAATTGGTAGCAATAGAGCCAGAGATCCTGGAAGAACCTGAGTACATGACAGACTTTATCCGGGCCCTGGCAATGAAAAAAGCATTGGAGAAACATGGAATCCTTTACGACGCTTAGCAATACCAAGGAAAAAGAACAGAAAGAGCTACAAAAGCAATTAGCCGAGATGCGAGATAAAGTGGAGCAGACGCTTTCAGACTATTACCGCAAGAAATTATTTCACATGGTGAAAAATATATCTGAGTAATTTTGCATTAATATAGATAGTAAAGGGTAGACGAGCTGGCCCCTATTGAAGTCCAGTTCTAACGTTTAATAAGGTATATCATGACTCAAACCACTAAAGTAAAAATCGTTACCGGTAAGGTTCGCTTTTCTTACGCCAACGTGTTTCAACCCAAGGCATCCGTCGAGGGTGGTACACCTAAGTATTCCGTATCCCTAATTATCCCCAAGTCAGACAAAGAAACAATTGCTAAGATCAACAAGGCATTTGAAGAGACCAAGCAGGCCGCTGCGGCTTACTTTGGCGGTTCTGTCCCTAAGGGTTTAAAAGGTGGCTTACGCGACGGTGACGAAGAGAAAGATGATCCAGCATACGCTGGCTGCTATTTCATCAATGCCAACTCAGCACAAAAGC